CAAGTTCGTTTTGAATGTTAGGGATGTCCTGTTGCCAATCAACAAATTTAGGATTCTCAGTATTGAAGTGAAGATCGTTCAACCAGTTACGAGTTTCAAAAACATGTTCCCAATCAATATTTTTCTTGTATTCCTTGATTGCATCTAAGTTTTTAATTTGAACAAAAGTCATACCATGAGATGGTTTATAATGTTCGATCTTGATATTGTCGTCTTCATACTCAGTCCTGTCACGGATGCTTTCAGAAAGTCCAAAGAAATCAGTGATGGCGACATCAGGACGCTTCACCTTCACTCCTCCAATCGTATCTCCATAAGTGTATTCATCAATAACATTATCTTCACCACTATGAGCGATTGAGTGTGTATCGTGGAATACAAGGTATCCACCCTCTTTTAGATTTTCAATCCAGAAATACATCTCAGCAAGAACCTGTTCACGGGTATGAATGGTATCAATAAAAACAATGTCAAAAGGATCCTCATCCCAGTTCTTACCAAGAGTTACACTATCTGCCATATAGCACATGTAGTTTGGTTGAACAAAACGAGCACCGGTTCGTTCAAAACCTTCAAACTTCAAATCACAACCACATACTTGATTGTTGTTATCATCAGCATTAATAGACATGATTGCAGATGATGCACCAAGGCGAACTCCAAGATCCATAAATCTTGCATTCTTGTATGTCTTTACCAAGTCTGCAAAAATCCAGGCATTCACGCCAAGATCATTGTAAGGTTCGTTGAGAAAGTTTCTAATTTCAGTGAGATTAGTAGCCATAGTTCTTTTTCATATCATTGAATACTTGTCTAATACCGTCTTGGATATTAGTTTTAGGGATCCACCAGTCAAGAATGAAGGTGTCGGCGGCGTTCCTTTTATCCATCTGAACGCTATCTTTTGCAAGTCCAGAATTTATTTTAACATCCATGATCCCTTCCAGTTGGAAGCAACCTTGAATGATGTTAGCAACCTCTCTAATCGTGTCAGAGCGGAATGAGGTGATGTGAAGAGGATCTTCAGGTTTGAAGTCGGTGTAATTATCCATCACCGTCTCCAGCGCCTCACAGCAGTCCTCTGCGTAGAGGAACTGACGCTCTTCAGTGCCATCAGTCAACATATCAAATTCCTTCTCTTCAAATCCTTTACGGATGAAGTCAGTGATGACATGTGCTTTATCCATGTCTTTCTCAATGCCATAGACATTCCAGAACTTAACAGTCAGTCCTTTCAGAGTGCTGGTGTAAAGTTCACCGACACGTTTTAGCACACCATAGGGAGAGTGACTCATGTTACTCATCTGAGATGATGCAAAGACAAAACGCTTCTTGTACTTGCCAAGCAAGTCAAAAACGTTTGCCATCATACGAGTGTTGTTATTAACAAAGTTAAACGTATGTTGATACTTCTTCAGGTATCTAGAACCACCCACATCAAAAGCAAGAACAAACACAAAGTCTGAATTCTTGATAGCACGATCAAGATTATGATTCGGAATTTGAGTCATATCTTCACCATGATGGCGAGCGATATCAAATGGCGTGACATCATGTCCCTTAGCAGAAAGGTACTCAACAAGGTAAGCACCAATCTGTCCGCTTGATCCCAATACTGTAACTTTCATCGTGCCGATACCTGCTTAGCAATCCAAGTATACGTCAATCTGATTCCTTCTTCAAGTGTCTGAGAATAATCCCATCCAAGTTTTTCACGAATGAGATCATTGTTAGAATTACGTCCACGAACACCAAGAGGTGCATCTAGTTTGTGGCGCTTCTGCACTACCTTACCAGAAACTTTAGCAGTAGTCTCTACCAGTTGATTGATGGTAACCATCTCTTCAGAACCAATATTGACGGGGCCAATAAAGTCACTATCCATCAACCTTCTAGTTGCTTCAATGCATTCATCAATGAACAGGAAGGAACGAGTCTGTAAGCCATCTCCCCACACCTCGATGGATCCACCGAGCGCCGCAAGTTCTGCGACTTTACGGCAGATTGCAGCTGGTGCTTTCTCTCTTCCACCTTCCCAGGTTCCCTCGGGGCCAAAGATGTTGTGGTAGCGAGCAACCCTAACAGGAATGCCGTGATTACGATTGTAAGCGAAGTAGAGACGCTCACTGAAAAGTTTCTCCCATCCATATTCAGAATCCGGGTTAGCAGGATATGCAGACTCCTCACGACAATCTGGGTTGTCGGGATCAAGTTGATTGTGCTCTGGATACATGCAAGCAGAACCAGAGTAGAAGATCTTAGTTTTGTTTACTTCAGTTCTTTCATTCAACTGACGTTGCTCTTCAAGAACGTTCAGATTGATAGATACAGAATTGTGCATGATGTCTGCATCGTTCTCGCCAGTGAAAACGAAACCTGCACCACCCATATCAGCAGCGAACTGATAGATCTCATCAAAAGATTCAATCAGTCTTTCAGGAACGCTGTTGTAAAAGTTTCCACGATATCCTTTAAATTCAAGGACTCGTTTGACAAAAGAAACATCCCTCAAATCACCAAGAACAAACTCATTTGCTCTAGTGGAGGAAAATTCTGGTTGCTTAAGATCGACTCCACGAACCCAATACCCTTCTTCGCGGAGTCGTTTTACCATATGACTTCCAATAAAGCCACCTGCACCGAGAACCAGTGCAGTCTTTGTGTATTCAGACATGATAAGTGAATTTTACTTTAGTATTATATCAGATGCCAAGTTTATATGCGATCTTCTCTGCAAGTTCTTCAACTCGCTTTTCTAATGCAGCAATTCTATCTGCATCTGCGCCCCCGCCACCACCACACTTATCGTGTGCTTTTGCCTCAAGTGCTTGAAGTCTTCCTTCAACTTCAACATCATACTTAGACATTGCTGCACCAGATGCAGACTTTGCTGCTGTTCCTTTTGTTGCCATAGTAATCAAACAATTCTATGTGACTATTTAGATACAACGTCCCTGACATAACAGGGAACACCTTCGGGATCCAGCCACTTGGTGTATTCAAAGTCGTCCATTGCAGTGAGAAGTTGCATCTGATTGTCCAACAAATACATGTCGCTGTATCGCTTAGTGTAGTGATGTGCTTTTTGAATGCGATAGTCAGGATATCCGTTCTCTAGGACACCAGACTCAACGTAACGATAGGGGAAGCGTTCGAGAAGAACTTTCATTGGACTTCGATAGTTTCAAGATCATTATACACGTATTCCATCAGGATGTCATAGTCATCCATAGGATCGCCAGAAAAAACCACACCGCTGTTCTCATAAAACTTACGAACTTTCTTGAAAAGTTTTGGGTTCTTTACATCGAGAAAGAATTCTCCATTTGCTGCACTTCGGAGAGTCTGTACGTCCTTCTTGAATTTGCTAGTCAGTGTCATTGTCTTGTGTGTTGACGAGTCAAGTATAACTGACTTATGTATCCTTGTCAATAGGGGTTGCGAGGATCGAACTCGCCTTAGGCAAATTATGAGTTTGCTGCATTCACCAGATTGCTAAACCCCTTGGTAGGACTGCTGAGAATTGAACTCAGTTCACACCGTTATAAGCAGTGGGCCTTAACCAATAGGCGACAGTCCCTCAAAGTCCTCTGCAGGTATCATAACTGCAGTATTTTTTCCATTAGTGATTGCAATATGCTCACCATTTTCTACACGGGTGATCATTTCATCCCAGCGTTCTTGAAATTCTTCAACCGTGTAAGTTTCCATTACTTACCTACCAAGGCAAACAAACCATGCGAATAGAATCCTAAAACAATAGATCCTAAGATCGCACTTATTATTGTAGCAGTTTTGTTGTGTTTGTCAATTGCTTTGTCAATCATTTCCTGGCACTGTTTTTCAGTAACGTAGTGCTCAGGTTTGATTTCATCCATCCTGTGTGACATTGGGCAGGTTACTCATAGGATCCGGTAACCCACTTACTATAGCACAAGCTCGCTTATAAAAGTAGTTGTCTGTTGTTCCGTTTTCCTCAAATTTCTCTTTAATGATTTGCCAGTTGGCAAGTTCGTCGGGATGCATTTACTTAAAATGGTAACAGCATGATACTAGTTAGACATTTAAGTATCTCTTAAGAGTTATGATACTAACACAATTGGAGGAATTATCATTCCAGTGCCTCACGGCATTTGCAACGATGGCAACATTAGTAACCATGTAAGACACAAGAATAAAGGTGCGTATGCAAGCAATAATATCTGCTTCTCTATCATCTCGTCCATCTTTACGTCCTAATGCTTTTGCCCAGATACGCCAAAGCCTCTTCATCTAACATCGAAATCTAACTTACGAACTTTTCTCTTTCTTCTCTGCTCTTGATATGCAAGATCTTGATTAGAAAGAACTTTATCTGATAACTTTTTCTTATCAGAATTAATCATAACAACCTTACTAAGATCCTGTGCAGAAACTTTGTCGCCACGCACAGACATCATGTTAGGGCAACCACAGACTTGAGTTTTATTATTACTACAAAGTTCTGTGTTGCATTCTTTGCATCTGACGGTAATCATTTTTCATAGTCCTCCTATGGGAATGCAAGATGACGGGATCGAACCGCCGGCCAATTCGGTGTAAACGAATTGCTCTACCGCTGAGCTAATCTTGCTGGCTCCTCCACCTGGACTCGAACCAGGGACAGGGTGATTAACAGTCACCTGCTCTACCAACTGAGCTATAGAGGAAGGGGAATATCCCCTGCTCGTCAGCAGGGGAGGCTCAAGAGGGATCCCACCTCTCTCTCACATGGGTTGTTGTTCCGATTCTTTTTTTTCTCGGAGATGTGAGCACGGATGTATTCCAGTCCGTTAAGCGGGATATCGGACTCGAACCGACGACATTCAGCTTGGAAGGCTGACGTTCTACCACTGAACTAATCCCGCGAGGCAGGTACGGTAGGACTCGAACCTACAATCTACCGCTTAGAAGGCGGGGGCATTATCCATTATGCTACGTACCCAGAAAGAAGACTCAGATCTCTGATTCAGAGTTTTGAGTTGTGTCTTCGAGTACAATATAGTCCATTCCATCCATTTTGTCAAGATCGAACCACTCGTACCATTCATCCATCATTGCAAGTCTGTCATAGATTTGATCAACTGATTCAGTTGCTCCCATCTTTTCGATTCTGGTGATTGCCCAATCACGGGCTTGCATCACCACATCCGTTTCCATTTCCATAGTAGTCTTTTCGGAAGTATCTGCTGAGGATGTTACTATTGTAGTATTTGGGTTCTCCTGTGTCAAGGGATTCTGTAAGGACTCCGTTGATGAAGAGTTGTCTGGTTTCTTCAAAATTAGTTTTGCCCTTCGTCTTATGAACACTGATAATAGTTCTGCTAAAATTTTGTTTGCCGAATTTGATAATGTCTTCCTTAAGCTCTGGACAAGAACCATAATACTTTTTCCAATCGGATTCTGATTTTACTTTTCGTTTTTTACCTCTAGGAGTTCTGAACTGCCAGAAGTATTTTCTACCGATGTATTGGCGATTATTTTTGAGATTTGTAATGAGGTAGACAAAACCGTACAGATCGTCAATATCCTCAGATACAAAAGGTGATCCTTTAAAATACCATGGATTTTCATAATCACATTCGATACTCATCGATAGCGTCTAGCACCATATTGACGTATTTATGTGCTAAACCTCTGGCTTCTTCACCGTACTTATTTTCTTCCCAGTAGAGTTCATTTTTAATTTTCTCTACTCTTGTTCTAATCTCCGCAACTGTAATTTGATTACGTGGCATATAAGGGGATATTACTCCCCTTATGTATAGCAACAATCAGAGTTGAAAACCACTGAATGTGTCCTTTTTCACATCTTGCTTGATACCACCAACCACATAGGACTCTACTTCAGTCTCCTGAGGGGCAACCTGAAGTCCCTTAGAGGAGATCCAATGCTGCGTCCAGGGCAGAGGGTTAGCAGATGCGGGAATATCATACTGTGGTTTCAGTCCGATTGCTTTCAGACGACGATTAGCAATCCACTCAACATATTGCTGAAGAAGTTTGTCATTAAGTCCGATCATTGAACCATCCTTGAACAGATAGTCTGCCCACTTCTTCTCTTCGTTGACAGCACGATCAAACATCTTATAAGTCCACTCTTCTTCTTCCTTCATGATCTGCTTCATTTCAGGATCATCACCTGCTCTCCACTTGTTCAGAATATTCTGAGTAATTGCTAGGTGTTGGTTTTCGTCTCTTGCGATAAGAGAGATGACTTTAGCTGATCCTTCCATAAGCTTAAGTTCACCAAAGGCGAAACTACAAGCAAAACTAACGTAGAACCGAATACCTTCAAGAATGTTAACGTTTGCGACTGCTCTGTAGAGTCTACGCTTGACATCTTTGATCTCCCATTGTGCGGTAGGTGAATCTCTGAAATCTTTCTCCCACATATGTCCGTTGCCCCAGGTTTGAGCACCGTTGATGAAATCATCATATGCTTCTGTAACGCTGCTAGCACGCTCCAGAATACGCTTGTCGGTGACGATCTTATCGAATACCTCTGAGGGATCCGCATAGACGTTCTTGATGATGTAGGTGTAGGAACGACTATGAATCATTTCCATGAATCCCCACACTTCCATACATGCTTCCAACTCAGGAAGAGAGCAGTAAGGAATGAATGCCATTCCAGGCCCTCTACCCTGAATTGAGTCAAGCATGATCTGATACTTCAGATTAGAAGTGTAGATATGCTTCTGCTCCGGACGAAGAGTTTGATAGTCCCCACGATCTTTCTGTAGAGACACCTCTTCGGGACGCCAAAAATATCCAAGTTGTTGGGTAGTCAGTTTATCAAAAACTGGATACTTATAGGAATCGTACCTCTGGACTCCCAGAGGTTTTCCAAAAAACATTGGTTGCTTTTTGGTATCTACTTGTTCTGTGTTAAAGACAGTCATTCCTTTGACTTCTGTCTTTTTGTCGTCCACGGATGAAACCTTAAACTGCACAGGATTCACACTCTCCCTCCTCGGCTTGTTCTAATTCTTGCAAGATACTATTCAGTTTTTCTTTGTCGTCCTCTACTTCGTCAGACTTTAAATCATTTGTATTCTGGTAGTAAGAGGTTTTCCAACCGTACTTATATGTAGTCAAAAAGTCTTGTGCCATGATGGACACTGGGACTTCATTGTCAGGATAATTTTCTGGGTTGTAACTCCAGTTACCAGAAATTGCTTGATCAAAGAACTTTTGCATCACAGCAACAACATTAATATAACCCCTATTGTCAGGCATATCCCACAAAAGGGTGTAATTATTTTTAAGAGTCGCGTAAGACGGGACGATCTGTTTAAGCGGGCCCTTCTTGCTCTTCTTAACGGACAAATAGTCTCTAGGTGGCTCGATTCCATTTGTTGCGTTTGACACAACGGAACTGCTCTCTGATGGCATCTGAGCAGACAATGTTGAGTGCCGTAAACCGTGGGTGGAGATAGACTCTCTAAGACTTTCCCAATCATGTGCTAATTCTTGACTAGAAATTTCATCAACATCTTTCTTGTAAGTATCGATAGGAAGAATACCGTCTGCATACTTAGTGCGTCCAAAGTATTCACAGTGTCCCTTTTCCTTAGCAAGTTGATTAGACGCCTTCAGAAGGTAATACTGGAAGGACTCAGCAAGTCCATGGACTGCATCCCATGCTTCTTGATCACCATAATTATATCCAAGTTTTGCCAAATAATGTGCCAAACCAATGAATCCAATACCAAGCGATCTACGCGCCCTTGTAGCGATTTCTGCTGCCTTTACAGGGTACTTCTGATAGTCAATCAGTTCTTCCAGTCCACGAACAGAAAGATCACAAAGATTCTCAAGTTCTTCATCAGACTTGACTTTACCAACATTGATGGCAGACAGAATACAAAGTGCAATCTCACCATACTCATCATCAATATGATTCAGAGGATAGGTTGGAAGAGTGATTTCTTGGCAGAGATTAGACATCTCAACCTTATCTTTAAAGGAAGAATGGGAGTTACAGTGATCAATGTTCATGATATAGAGGCGTCCAGTCTCTGCACGCTCCTTCAGAAGATCAAGGATCAGTTTCTGTGCCCCGATAGTCTTTCTTGAAATAAACTCATTTCGTTCAAAACTAACATATAGATCATCGAACCTATCAGTACCAAAAGCGTCATATAAACCTGGTACGTCATGCGGTGAGAAGAGGCTAATCTCTCCATCAGCGATGAAACGTTCGTAGAAAAGTTTTGAAATCTGGATGGAGTAGTCAAGTTTCCTTACGCGATTGTCCTCTGTACCTTTGTTGTTCTTCAGGACAATGATGTCTTCGATTTCTTGGTGCCAGATTGGGAAGTGGACAGTCGCTGATCCACCTCTAATGCCATTTTGTGTGCAGCATCTGACAGTTGCCTCAAACTTTTTGAGAAATGGGACAACGCCTGTGTGTTGAACTTCTCCACCTCGGATTTTACTGTTGATGCCACGGATTCTGCCTGCGTTGATACCGATTCCCGCCCTTTGTGCAACGTACCGGCCAATTGCCATATCAGAAGTAAAGATAGAATCGAGGGTGTCATCAACATCAACAAGCACACAGCTAGCAAATTGTCGAAGTGGAGTTCGCACTCCTGCCATGATAGGTGTGGGAATGTTGATTTTGTGCTTTGAGATTGCGTCATAATACCTCTTGACGTAAGACATCCTTGTGTCTTTGGGATACTCTGCAAAAATAGTCAGAGCAATCATCATATACATGAACTGAGGAGTTTCATACACTCCACCAGTGCTACGATCCTGAACCAAATACTTATCTGCTACCTGGCGCAGTCCAGCATAGGTAAAAAGAAAATCACGGGTATGATCAATGTAAGAATTTGCTCTCGCAATTTCTTCCTTAGAATATTTAATGAAAATATCTTTGTCATACACTTCTTTTGCAGTGCAATCCATAATATGTGCCTCAAGATGAGGAAGTTCTCTCATCTTCCCATAGAGACTCTTACGAAGACTAAACAAAAGCAGACGTGCTGCCACGAACTGATAGTTAGGATGATCCAAATCAATCAGATCAGAAGCAGAACGAATCAAAATTTCCTGAATTTCTGCTGTGGTGATGCCATCATAAAACTGAATACCAGAAGTCATCTCAACTTGACTAGCTGACACACCTGCAAGTCCTTTGGTTGCTTCATCAACCATCAGATGCATTTTATCCAAATCAAGAGACTCAATTCTACCGTCTCGCTTTTTAACCTTAATACCGTTGCTCATATTTTCTTCCAGGTGTTGAATTTAAGTTTTGCTTCCAAGCCACTGTACGTGTTACATTCTACAATCTTCTGAACATCATGTCCAGCGATTACCATGTCATTGATATCTTTCTCATCCATAGATGATGGAAAAATAACTACGGAGTCACCACTATCGATTGTTTTGCTGATTCGATTGACAATCTCCCTGTTGCGTGGTTCGTTATCATAGATCCACACAGGATTGCTAATCCCCCACTTACTAACATCAGCGTCAGCACCGCACATTGCAATCGCGTTGCGAAGGAACGTGCTGTCAAAAGGTCCTTCTGTAACATAGACTGGAGCATCTGTTCGGATGTTATCAAGTCCGTAGATTTTTGGTGCATCATCATCAAGCATCACAGTGATATATTTAACAGGGTTAGGATCTATAGATCTTCCCTGAAGTCCAATCAGATTTTTATTGTAATAGATTGGAATGATGATCCTCTCTTCATCATAACGAGTGTCATCAAAAGTTGGTTTGAGTGTATTTACAAACTTTTTAAACTTCTTTGCGTAGTAGAACTGAGAAGTATCAAGTTTTCTTGCAGTCAGATATCCATCTGATCTAGCATTCTCAGAAGCTTTAGGAAGATTCAGACTCTTCTTAAATTTTGGTGCTTCAAACTTAAATTCGGGTTCTTCAACAACAAAATTCCTACCACCTGAGTGTCCTTCTTTAAATTTCTCTAATGAGTATTGCTTATGAGTCGGAGGATCTACATGCTTCAAAAAATTATTAAACGACATTGAAGCACCACAGTTGTGACACTTAAAGTTTGTATTCGCTTTCACAGAGTAAATATAACCCCGTGTTTTGTTTTTATTCTTCTTCGAGTCGCCGCAGATAGGACAACGGAAGTTGTAAAGGTTTCCCTTTACTCTCTTGAACTTTTCTAAGCGCGGAGAAATAATCCCAATATACTTAGAATCAATGTGATCCATTCACGAAGGCAACTACTGGTGCTACTATAGCACTTTCAGTAGAGGATAACAAGGGTTTAACAAGTTTGATCGCTTGTGGGTTCGTTAAAATTAATACTGCTCCCAATGCTCCGATTCCAATCCAAAGCTTCCGTTCCAGTATCGATAATCGTTTAGTAACGCTGTCATGATCGCTGTCCATTTTATCACGGAGTTTGTCGATCTTATCAAACAATACCGCGTCGATTTCTTCTTGCTTCGTAATTCTTTCTTCATGGACGGCAAGCATCCTACTCACATTGTTATTTACCTCAGCAATTTTTTCAATGGCAGAGTCTAACCTAGAGACTAATGTCTCAAAGTTTTGAAGTCTTTCTTCTAATACTGCAACTTTAATTTGCTCCGCCATTTTGTCGCCAGGTTCTACGTGTGCCGTATCTTCCTACCGGAGTGGGTTTTCTTTTTTTCTTTAATCTAACCGGAGGATCATCTCCTGCCTCAGCAGTGCCAGCGATTTTTCCATCTCCCACATTATTGGTAGGAGCACCCATGGCCCCTGCACCCATCATCTCTCTAAAAAGAAATAGAAACTTATCGACTGATTTACTGCTCATTGTGAAAAGAAATAAGTTCTCTTAAACAAGTATCATCTATATCCAAATCATGAATGTAGGTATGAGGATAGTCTGGGAGTTTATCTAAAAACACTACAAACGTTTTTAGACAACTCCACAAATCTTGCTCATCAATTTTGTAAAACAACATTGGCGTTGTTGCTTCACCAAAAATATTATAAAGTACAATGAAGTGATTGAGAAGAAGATGTGTCTTCAACTCACCGGTTGACTTATATCTTTTAAGCAACCGTTTAATATACTTAAAATGATTTAGATCCTTATCGAAATCTTCTCTTGTTACTGCCTGAGGATTTTCATAATTTTTAATGGCAAAGAGGAGAAAGTTCTCCGAATTCAATTCATTAAATAACATCCTTCAATATCAAACCATAGTAGTAGGCGGATATTCAGTGCTGGTTGTGATACCAGACATTGCAACCAGAACTTCTTTCTTGACTCTTAAGGTTCCGTCGTCTTGAGTATAGGTGGTAACACCAACCCAACCGACACCTGCTTCAAACTGAGTTCCTTGAGCAGCACCAGCAGACGCTGCAGAAAGTCCGATTACCTGATTCTCCTTACTCTTAACACTTTCACCACCAACAACAAAGATTTCTTCACCAGGGGCGATGCCTCTTCTGATGTGGATAGCATCCAAACCATCAACCTGAGCAGAAAGTCCAACGCTGAACTCAAGACGCCTTACTCCAAGTGCAGGAGTAGTGATGGTTCCGATAGCGATGTTGTTAGTAATGACTTCAGGATCTGTAGAAGTCATGGTAACGAAGTTGTCACCAACTTTAATCTCATCGAGTCCGTGAATATCACCTTCAAATGGACGCTCAACAACATCAACACTCAGTGCTCCAGCAGCGAATGTTTCGCCTTTCTTAGCATGATAGTGATGATCGAGTGCTCTTACACCATTGGTAAGAATAATAGAGGTTGAACTGGTTCCGGTGACAGTAGAACGCATTCTCATGTCCTGGAAGAGACTTCTTCCATAGACAACCGTATCTAATCCAGTAACAGCATCAGTAACTGCGGTAGGATCGGCGTCAACAAAAATAATAGTATCACCAATTGCAACTCTTGAGGTTACGGAAGAAGAATACTTCTTAGTTCTCTCAAATACACTACCACTAGATTGATTCAGAGTAGGATCTGTTGCAACATACTTGGGAGATTGAGTTACTTGATAAGAAACCTCATGAATCTCACCACCACTCAAACCAGCGACAGATTGAATATGTGCAAGTTGAGTACCACCTACTCCAGTGATAACAGCCTCACCAAAGTAACCAGTTGCTCCACTGAAAACATTACCAAATCTGATAACATCACCAGTTCCACCGGCACCAACTGTTCCGAAGGAAGTACCGCTACCAATTACAGTTCTATTACCATAGTTAACGGATACGGTTCCACCCGAAAACTTATTGTCATTATTTCCCCAGAGTGCCATGTCTGTTCTCTATGAATTTATTTGCTATAAGATATTTATAAATTATTCTTCTCTCGCTTTGATTGCTTTTGTCACAACTTCAAGCAGTTGATCGTCCATATCAGTCTTGGTTAACTTAACTGCCTTAGCAAGAATAATAAGACAGATCTCAACCATTTTCTCACCGAGTTCCTCATTTTCTGGAATCTGGGCGACGGCATCTTTGATAATTTTTGAAGCTAAAGGAAGTAAAAATGCGAGCATGATGAACCTCAGTTCTACACTCTATATATTCTCTATAAACTCCTTAAATGTCTTTTTCTTTCCTTGACAGTGCGCTCTCTGCGAAAAACCTTTAGGATTGTTACAATCAATTGATTTCTTATACTTCTCACTCCATGCTTCATTCATCTTTTTAGTCTTCTTTTTCATCGCATTAATATACTTTCGGTAGACTGCTGCTTCAGCAGACTTACCCATTTCTCTTGCTCTTTGTTCCATGGCAACTGCTGCCTGAATCTTATGAGCATGAGATCTTGATGAATTGCGAATCTTAGAAACAGATGCTTTAGCAGTGGCAACATCTTTGAATCCCAAACCATGAATGGTTCCTTTAGGATTCTCATCAGTATATAAGTCAGAGTGCTTCTTAGAGTTTGCAGGTTGCCCCTTCTTTCTAGGAATACGAGGATTGAATTCTTCCGTTTGAAATCTTTTTATATTATCACGGATGCGTCTGAGGGTGTTATCATCCATCAACTGAGTGTATTCTTTTGATGCATGAACCATTTGATCGATACTAGGCCCGTCACCTTGACTATTCGATAATGAAAGTTTTAATACTGGATATACGTTTGAAAATCTAAACTTCGCTTCTCCTGGTTCAGCAGGCGTTTGATAATCTTGAGTTAGATCATCATCATCTTCATTCTTAAAAAGATATGGAATGTAATTAGCAACGCCATCTCCAGTGGAGTTAGTGGGTGCTGCTTCAGGAAGAGGGCCACGCTCTGCACTTAATTTGGCAGCAATGGCCATCTCCCTTCTTTTTTTCTTAGACTTACCTTTGAATTGGGGTGCCTTGGACTTATAAAAGTCCTTGATGACATCTCCCATATCGTCTTTCTTCAGATCTAAAGGCATCAGTCACTACTTCCCATTCTGGGTTTACCGACTGCATCAGTCATCTTCTCAGCGTCTGTTCTGGTGTCCTTTTTAGGAGCAACCTTTTTAACATCGCCCATTGCTTTCTTGTTTGCTGCTTTCTTCTGCTCAGGAGTCATTCTATTATACTTCTGAGAGATCTTCATCTGATCATCAACAGATAGATCCTCACTCATACGCTTTGCAACAGCGAGTGCTCCTTGCTTGATTCTGTCCTTGATACTTTTCTTTGCAACTTTAGGAGCATCAGCAACTCTTTTCTTAGCAGTGGCAGCAGCACTCTTAACTTTATCTTTAGCAGCAGCGCCAGCGAATGCAACATCAACCGCCTTGTTTACTGCTTTCTTCTTCAGTTTACCAGCAACTTCACCTGCCTTTCTCTTCATAAATCTAAGGCGTCCTTTCGCCTTCTTCATCATCTCTGCTCTTTTAATTTTACCAGCAGCTGCTTTAGATGACTTCACAGCAGAGTCATAATAACTATCACTTACTTCGTTCAGTTGCTCAGTCAGAGCAAACTCAATCGCATCCTCAACGTCATCCTCAGAGTATCCTTCTTCAATCAGTTCATCATATACACTCTGAACGATATCATCAAATTCATCATCTTCGACTGCTTCAATCAAGGAACCACCAATCTGTTCGATTGCTTCACCAAGTTTAGGATTGATTTTTACCTTATTGTTTACCTTCTTCTCTTTGATAGGTTTTTCTGCTTCATCCTCATCCATCACTTCGATGAGATCAGTTCTCCAATCAGAGAAACCTTCTTTGATACGAGCTGCACGTCTCTCATCACGCTCTTTCTTTGCACGATCCACTGCCATTTCCATGCCACCTTTGCCGTAACCAGCAAGGATACGACGATCCTTTTTACGCTCAGCAGCAGTTCTTTCGGGAGCAGAAGCGGTGCCATCACGTTGGATGTGAGACTTAGATCCGCTGAACTTGCCTTCTTCTACATTCTCAACTTCTTCTTTCTTGTACTGAGGATGATCATCCATCTTCATGCCACGCTTTTTCTCAAGGCGTGCCTTACGCTCAGCAGTTCCCTTTTCAGAATCCTTATCACGGATGCCTTCTTGCATTTCAAGTTCTTCCTTGCGAGTCTTCATCGCTTTGGCAATTGCCTTACGACGCTTCATCAGATAAGAATCAGTGCTGTCCTTCTTACCATCATTATTGACATCACCGTCTTCCTTGCCAACAGGATCAAGTCCCTCTTTCATTTTAGCACGCTTAGCAGCTGCCTTCGCTAACAGACGCTCCTTAGCAGCTTTTTGTTCGTCCTTAGGAATGTTGAACATGTCACGATCAGTCTTCAACTTTTCCTTAGGAGGTTCAATCTTATATGACTCACGCATTTTTAAGTATACCTCTGAAATATCATTCAAAGGATTCTTACCGATTCCATTAGACATGGCTATCTACTACTTTTTAGCTTTGTACTTATTTATGAAATTCTTAATAGTGGTAGTACCAGTTGCTGCCATCGCATTCTTAAGATATCCACCAGTGCCATCGAGAGTGTTTGGTTTACCAGGAACTCTCATACGACGTTCCATTGTTTTCTCAGTATATTCCATAACATCACGAATCCAAGACTTAAACATTACGTTCTCTTGGGTGACACAAATGAGATGATTGGTTCCTCTACGGACAATCTCACCAATCAATCCAGTGTTGAGATTCTCAACAATATCGCCCATTTTATAAATGAGTCCATTTACATATTGCTCACGAAGTCCCCTTGTATCAAACTTTGGAGCAATCTCCCACATTTCCGCAGTAACTGCCTTTTTCTTAACATTCATACCAGTGCGGACTGCATCATAAAGTGCTTGGGCATCGGCGTCCTTTACACTAGAGGGAACACCTCTCTTGAATGCTTCAAAGTCATCATCAACAACTGCCTTTCTCATCTTAGATGCAGACATTCCTTCTACACCTTCAGCATCTGCATCTCTAACACCTGCAGACACAACACGAATGTTATCAAAGTTGTATAACTCACCATTATATTTGGTGGCAAGACTTTCAAATTCAGACTGACGATCTGAACCAACAATGATAGTTACATTTTTGTACTCACCATCAGCAGTTTGTAATACATTAAAGATGGATCTCATCTCATCATCATTAACGATGTTCTCATCAAAGTCTGGGAACATCTTCTTCATGAAAGAGACTTTCATATCAGGATCAAGAGGATTTTTCTTAGGATCCTGAGTTCTTGATGGATAGATTTTTAAGTCACCACCAGCGGCAGTCTTTCTTGCCATTTGAAGTAGTTTCTCATGTCCAACAGTTGGGGGGTTGAATCTACCAAATGCAAGTGTGAGAGTGTCCGTGCTTACTTCCTTTTCCCCATCACCCTCTTCTTTACCACCTTTTTTCTTCTGAGGTGCCTTGTCCACAGACATTGTTTTTGTCTTGAGAACAGGAGTTGTCTTCTTTGTATTAGGAGTTTGATCTGGATCCTTACCAGGTTTCTGATTCTTATTGAAAAATTTTAACTTACCGTCTTCTGTCTTCGCAACAAACTCTCCGGCACGGTTTAACCAACCACCGTGTCCGTCACCTTTCAAACCAAGTTTTCTTGCCTGTGTTGCAGCTTGTGACTCTGCCTCACCTAGGAACTTAAAGAAACTTTTCATGTATATACGTTTTCCTATGTTCTATTTAGCGTAAGTAAGTTTGCCTGTTTCAATCATAATTTTATCAACATATTGCCCAGAACCATCCTTATAATTTCTTTTCCTAAATCTGAATTTAAAAATAAAATTATTGTTGTTAGTTTCACCTTTAGGCATAATTCTTATATCACCCGCCATTTTCTTTGCAATCAATTTAATTGGTTTTCCTTTATCTCCATATTTTCTATACGCTCTAAACTGTCCAGGTTGCATCTCTTTTATTTTACCTCCAGTTGACTTCACATCAACAACTTGTGCCATATCATCACCAAAGATTGCCTCCTCAATAAAATTAAAAGCTCTATCAGTAAATTTTGGATCATTACTTGAAACTAAACTTTCCGAAAGCAATTCAAACAATGCGGAGACATATTGCAGTTTTGCATCTCTTTTTGCTTTTTGTATATTTGATAGAAGTTCTTGAGCTTGCGCCGCTGTTTTTCCTCTAGGAGAGATGACTTCATACATTGCTTCTAATCCTTTCACAACCCCTAAGTTAGCAACAGTAGAAGAGTCACTCTTAACAGAAATATTGATTTGATCTTTGACAAGTTCTTGTCCATTCGCAAAGATCGTAACCATGATATCTGCTTTTATATTACCATCTGCTTGCTCACCAGTAACACCATCAGCCAAAACATCATATCTTACAACATCAACCTTTTTATTTTGTAAGAATTTTTTCTTTGCCACAATCAATCTTCTAAAAAGAATTGATCCCCTTGATGCTAAAAGATTATCAACCTTTTTAGCAAGTTTACCGTAATCCTTTTTTTCTTCGACATACTGCTCATACTCTTTTCCAAACCCTGGAAAAACTTCTGCAGGTTTTAAATACACTTCGAGTCCAACTTGAATAAAATCAGCAGGATTATCATCTATTTGTTGAACGATATAATCCTGTCCACTTTTCATGTGTGGATTAACACTTGAATCTCCTTTGGCAATATTGTAACCCAAATCATCATCTCTTGGAAATAGTCTTTTTATTCCAATTCTTGGTTTGATATTTTCTTGTAGGACTGTTTCTTTTCTAAGTTTGCTAATATTACTTTTCATCTTTTGCATGTCCCGTCCATCATCAGGGTCAGCAAAAATCATGGCAATATACATCGCCATGATTCCTTCAATAATACTACCTTCTTTTACACCAGTAGCCATTTTTTCTAACTATTTAGAGTTTTCCTCCAACAACTCCGGAATTGATTACTCTTGTATAATCATCAAGAGTGCCATCAATCTCACACTTAAGATGCCATCGAGTCATTTCAACAACATCTTCTTTTTTCAGTCCAGTGAGCATTTTTCTTCCCTGAACAGTCATAGTGCTATGAAGTCCATAACGTGTTTTCCACACATAGAATGCTTCATCAATCAGTTCTGAACCATCAGGAATTTTAATCGTCGTCTGTGTTTCCGTCATTTGATTTGTTGAATCCAAAGGGGCCTTCCTTTTTTTCTAGTGCTAGTTTAAGTGCAAGTCCACCGACTGCTTCCATTACTTTAAGAACTTGTTCTGGTTTTGCATCTTCACCAAGTTCCTTTGCCACATACCAATACTTAGGCCAAAACGTTTCTCCAGCCTTTTGGTAGTCCTCAAGTGTCAGTAGTTTCATTCTTTAGTGCCTCTTGTCGTTGTTCAAAATCTACATCAATTTCTTTGTAGAGTCTATGGAGAACTCCTCTTACCAGTTGTACACGTTCTGATGCAAAAAATTCAGAGTCGTCTTTGGTGTGAAGAAACAGAGCATGTGCAATCGATGCTGCTTCACGAGGATTCATTTCAAGTTTAATCACAGATCTCCCTCCTGGCGATTTTCAGAATAATATGCGTCAAATGTTCCCTCAGGATATCGAGCAGAGAGTTTCTCAATGTTCATATCAAGAATCTCATCAAAGTTGGTATCCAGTGCCATGAATGCTTGAGCAAGATACCAGCAGATATCTCCCAGTTCACGCTTCATGTGGAACACATTGTCCTCATTGTAGGGTTTACCTTGAAAGACAATCTTTTTCACAACCTCAGTAAACTCACCTGCCTCAGCAGTCAAACCAAGGGCAGCAGTAAGAAGTTGAGTCGTGTTAGTTCCGTTTGCTTCCAGTTCAGCAAAACGAGTTGCCATAACTGCATAGTCAAGACTTGGAGCACTAGTGGTTTGCTTAACAAATTCAGTGTAGTTGTTCATAAATCTACTTCAGGTAATTCAGATTGTTGTAATTCTAGTTTTTGTCCTGCGACTTCAATGTATTCTACCTCTTGCCAACTGCCACCCACACCACCATCCATATTAACTACGATGTCGCGGGTGGGAAGTTGCTTGCCGCTAGAAACATCAATAATGTCACCAGGAAGAGGATTGAACGTGAAGTAATGCCCATCCCAATATTTGTTTCTAGAGTGCATAAGGTTAACTGCATCTCTTTCGATACCACAGTCAGCGATCTTTTTGCCGTTTGGATCAAATACAGAATAGTAACCGTTCATTAGAATTTGAATCCATCAAAGGACTTTTTAGGTTTGTCTTCGTAAGTATACTCTTCATCCTGCCCACTGTCAACCATATCATTCTGAGCAGTCTGTTCGCAATCATAAAGACGCATCTTGGCACGATCAATACCAACAATGAAACGCTTATAAACAGTCGGATCGTTGTATCGGTTCTTCAACTGCTTCACCATAATCTGCCCGAGTTCTTCAAGCTCATCAGTTGAAATAAGGGCAAACATAAAATCAGCAGTAGCAGGGAGGCCAAAGGACTCACTAGTATCAGTAAGCTCAACGTCAGAGCTACCGTAACCAGAACGGGTAGTCTGGGTGGCAGATACGATAGGTACGTTCGCTTCGACAGCGAGTCCTCTAAGTTCTTCAGCAATAGCCTTGATATATGAATATGAATTGACAGAAAGGTTTCCGCGATACCTAGAGGAAGCACATATATTAAGGTAATCAATGAAAATAATGTCAGGACGAAATGATTTCTTAATAGCGAGTTCATTAAGCAAACCACGGAAATGTCCTGCATGTGCTGACGCAGTAGGATACTCCTTAATAATTAGGGTTCCTTGAGTCTTTTCTGAGAGTTTTGTCACCTTACTCTCATACATCATCTTGGGAAGATCTGATATCTCCTGAATGGGTACATTGAGAAGGTTTGCATCAATTCGCTCTGCAATCTTTTCTTCAGCCATTTCAAGCGTGATGTATAACACGTTTTTTCCGTTAAGGAGTGCCGAAGCAGCGACATGACACATAAACAGACTCTTACCGACACCAGTGCCAGCGAGAGCAATATTAAGCGTCTTGTTAGGCAAACCACCTTTCGTAATCTTGTTGAAATACTCCAAGTCGAATTCGGTTTTGTCTTCTTTCTTGTGGTAGGACTCATAACGTGCCTCATAATCCTGAAGATAATCATGTCCCACATGAGTGTCAAATGACACTGCAAGGGCATCAGAAAGGATTGTTGGGATGGCATCACGATTTTTCTTTTCGTCCTGTCCATCAGCAATCTGAATGGACTCCATCAGTGCCAAATAGATGGCACGATCACGGCACCACTTCTCAGTGGTAGATACCAACCAATCAAACTCTGTAGGTGCTTCTTCTAATGAAGAAATGAGTTGTGTAATTTCTTTATAGTCACCATCAGTAATGTCCTGACGCTTCTCTGCCTCAATACAAAGAATTTCTTTGGTGACTGGTTTGTTGTATTCCTCTACGAACTTGAGAATCTCTTCGTAGACAATCTTTTGACTACGATTCTCAAAATAATCTGCTTTGATAAACGGAATTACCTTACGGACATATTCCTCATTATGAAGTAGGTTTCTAAGAATTAGAAACTCAACATTGTCCATAACTAAACTCCTGTTTTGCAATCTCGTCTAATTTTTCCATCACCTCTGGGGTGAAGTATTGTTCTGGATCTTTATAGATCGCTTTTGCATAGACTTTCTTACCGTCTATTTCATAGCGTCCTGCTACATTTTTCCAGAGTCCTCCAAGTTCTCCCAATTCGAGCAAACCATAGTAACGATCAAGGCCACGCTTGTCATAATATAAACGAACCGTAACATCTTTGTTCTCCTTGCTTAAACGCGACTTAGCAGTCTTTGCCTTGATAAGATTTCCGACGATTGTCGTTCCATCCTTTTCTTTCTTTTTGCTGAGATAGATGATTGTAGAAGCAGCATACTTGAGTCCACTACCTCCTCCCATTTCCTTTGTAGGAACATATGCGCCAATGACATCGTAGGTGTGATTCGTAACGATCATAGGAATGTTTGCTTGTCCCAGTTTCAGAGTCAGCATCCTGAAAGCACCTTTGACAAGTTGTGATTTAGTCATGTCACGAACTTGCTTGTCGTTCAGAACGTCTGTAATCTCCTTCTCTGTGGAAAGCATCCCCAAAGAGTCTAGCACAAACATGCAGGGTTTGCGTTCATCTACAGGTTTTTTTAAGTATAGATCAACTGCTTTGAGTGCTTTGCTGCGAAACTCTTCAATCGTGACGACATTGACAACAGCGACACGATCAAGATCTAAACCCCTATCTGCGAGAAGAGACTTGTTAACAGCGGCTTCAGTGTCAAAATATAAGCAATACCCGTCAGGATTAGAATCCAGAAAGTTCTTGACGACAGCAAGGGAGAAAAAAGTTTTTCCAGTGCTAGACTCCCCAGCAATGGCAGTAATCTTATTCCCAGATACACCACCAAATATACTCCCTGAACAAAGTCCGTTAAAAATGTACGAACCAGTGTCCACATACTGTTCAGTATCGTCGATGTCTGATGCGAGTTTGGTGTAGTCATCTCCGATTTCTTTTACAATCTCTTTTAAAAAATCCATTATCCAAAGAAGAGTTCAAGGTTTACAGTTTTTTCCACGCTCCATCCAATAGCATCAAGGATGGCTTTTAGAGGTTCAAGGAATGACTTCTCAAATTGTAAGTCGTAATCAACGTACTTGTCAAGATTCAATTCTCTAGGAAAGTCTTGAATAAATGAGATGACATTCTCATGAATGTGATTTGGTTTTTTCAGATAGCAGAACTTAATCTTCTCACCATTCTGAATAAGAGAATACTTAGCATCAAGTTTTTTCTCTTTGATGTAATGATTGTATAAAAGTGCGCCTCTAGCATGGATGGGTGTCCCTTTGGCATAGATGCTTGCGTGGGACTTATATTTTACAACATCAGAAACAGAGCGTGGAAAAGAAACTTCCTCAGGGGGCAACTTCTTAAACTCTTCACGTTTAGAATCGATGAACTTAATCATTTCATCTTCAGATCCAGTCATCAGAATCTTAAATGCATCTTTCAACATCTGGCGACAGGGAGCAGGAGTGGATGATTTGACAGACTCAATGCCCATCACCTTCAGTTTAGGTTCTTCATAGCGAACACCTTCACTATCCCACACGTTAAGAATATATCGCTTCTTCGCAGTCCAGATACCACGATCAGCGATATTCTCACGCTTCATTTGCATCTTCTGATCATACGCCGATACATACGTCGCGAGGTTGCTATAACATTCGTCGATGTACGGTTCCAGTTTGTCACGACAAACCATATCAAGTAACTCCACAACCTTTGCTTTGTCGCTAGAGCGATTAGCAAGAAATTTATCAACAACAGGTCCAAGATTAAGATAAATTGAGTCTGTGTCGGATGCAATTACGTAATCCTCTTTCTCTGTTTTTAACAGATTATTTAGATATTCATTCATCTTCTGCTCAATCCAACGGATTGAAACCTGTCCAGACAAAGTGATCGCTTCTGCGTTCTCTAGTTTGTAATACCTGAAGTATTGATTACCAATAGCACCATAAGCAGAGTTAAGAGAAATCTTCTTCGCCATTTGAATGTTGTTACATCGGGCGATTTCCTTTTCAAGTGCTTTAGTAGGCGTCTTCTCATACTGCTGCTTGGCAGCAAGCATTC